TAGATTTACAAAGTAATCCTACTATTATTAATGTACACTGGGAAAGATTTAAACACAGAGTTGTTGATTTATTGGTCAATGGTTCTATGGAAGCAGGAATTATAAACTACGATTCAGATTATGGTGCGGTTCAGGTGAAAGATGGAAAGTTTCCAACTGTTTATTTACTAGAAAATTTTGAATTCATAGACTGTGAATTAACAGGTAATATAACCAACTGTAGTTTTTATAATTGTGAAGTTAGCGGTTCGGCTATTATGATGTGCAGTCTATACAAAGGTACTAAAATAAAGGAGTCTAAAGTAGAGTCATGTTATACACATGGAAGTTGTGAATTAACCAACTGTTATGTTGCCGGAAGAGACACTATGTTTAAAGGTAAAATGATAGGTGGAATATTTAGAGAGGGCTTTAGAAGTAAAGACGCTAGATTTGAAGAAACTGAAATAGTAGTAAGTAAAAAAATAAACTAATATAATGAGTGAAATTAGAAGCGGGTCTAATAACGACTTGACAACCGGAAGACAATTTGATGCAAACTGTTTGAACGCATTTCTAGATGAATTAGGTGACGATATCACAGGAGCATGTATGGTTCCTATTAATTTACCACAAAAAGAAATTATCAATATAATTAAGAGAGCTAAAAAATGGTTTTATAAAAAATATGAGTATTCTGTAAAAGAGAATTTATACCATATTCCAAATAACGTATTTAGTAGTGATTATTTTAAATCTCATAGAACTCTTAATTTACCAGGACCAAGTTTAGATGGCGGAGGTGGAGTATTTTCTGTTTATGGATTATATGACCTAATGTCTGGTTTCCATGGTCAAGGAGGTGGATTAGATCTTAGATTCCAGTCTGGCGGTGACTTCTCAATGGAGAGAATGTTGTTTAGAGGTATGTATGAAGGTTCTGGAATGGCTGAGGCTGCAGAAGAATTACAATACTATGTATTGAATGCTTCAATGGCAGACCTGTCTAGACAGATCCTAGAGAACCCCATTTCTTATGCATATTCCAGTTTAACTGGTGAACTTAAGTTTTTAGGAGATACACCAAAGGGTGATGTTATTCTGGAGATTTACGAAACTATTCCCGATTGTGCGTTATATGAAGATGAGATTTTCTTTAGATACGTGAGTGCTAAAATTAAACAATCTATCGGTACTAAACTTGGAATCTTTAAGTTTGCTTTACCCGGTAATGTCGATTTTGATTATGATGCTATTAAGTCGATGGGAGATGATGAACTTAGTATTATAGAAGAAGAGATTAAGGGAGACGAAGGTGTAGATTGGATGATGCATTCGTAAATAAACAAGATAAATATATAAATGGAATTATACATAAAATATCCGACTGATCCTAATTACGATCCGTATCAGGTTCAAACTAATAGTGAAATAGAAATGTTGATTACACAAATTCAAACGCTTTTATTCACTAATACTGGTGAGGTGATGGGTAGTTATAGATTTGGTTGTGATTTAGAAAAACTTATATATGATTTCAACGCAAGTGCATATAATGTGAAATCTATTATAATTGAACAAATAAATCAATATTGTCCATTAGCTGAAAAATTCAAAATAGATGTTAATGTTGAGTTTTTAAAGGGTGAAGTTAGAGATATTGGTTTAATCGATATTACAATAGATAGTAGATATGCTGTAAAAATAAGCATGCTATAAAAAAGTATACAAAAAAATGGCAGAATTAAAATTTTTAAATACAATTAGAACAAGTGCTAGTCAAATAAATAATGACGCTAGAACTTATATTTCTAGAGTGTATAAAAGAGCAAACAACTTATTTACAGTTGCTTCTCCTTTTGCACAGATACTGAGCGTCTTATCTGAGATGGTAGAATTAGTTATGTTCTATATAGAAGATTCTGTCGTTGAACAAAACATATATACTGCACAACAACCTGAATCTATTTATGGTATGTCTAGATTGACCGGTCATGATGCAACTAGAGGTTTTGCAGCGACGGGTGAGATTGATTTTAGGTGGAAACCAGGTGCAGATATGGCTAAAATTGCAGGTAGCACATTAAATATAGATGGTAGAGCTAAACTTAAATTTGATATAAATGGTTTAACTTACACTCTATTAAATTCTGTAGATAAATTTAAACTAGAAAAAACAAATTTTAATTCATTTAGAACTTCTATAATTCAAGGTGAATTTGAATCTCAAACATTAACTGCAACTGGTGAAAAACTACAGTCTTATAGCGTTAATACTAGTGGCCTGACTGATCATAGTAAAATTAGTGTAAGCGTAAACGGTGAGTTATGGACTAAACATAATTCTTTATATGATATTAATTATGAAGAAAAAGCGTATCTGGTTAAAACGGGTATCAGTGGAGGCTTAGATATTTATTTTGGAAATGGTAGTTTCGGGGCAGTGCCACCCGCTGGCGCCTCAATCGTTGTCGAATATGTAAAACATGTTGGTTTAAATGGAAATTTAGATGATTCTCCAGACTTGACCATTAAATGGGACGCTGTTGGTTCTGATTCTAATGGAACTGAACATGATTTAAATGAATTTTTAGATGTTACTATTACATCTTCACCTAAAATGGGAAGTGATAGAGAATCTACTCAATTTACTAAAATCATGACTCCATTGGCTAGTAAATCATTTGTTTTGGCAACGCCTGACAATTATGAATACTTTTTATCTAGATACAACATGTTCTCTTATATCGATGCATATAATACGACTGACGATCAATATTTAGATGACGATAATGTTATTTATATTTTTGCTGTTCCAGATGCTAAGAAAAAATTAGCAAAAAATCAAGATTATTTTAGCATGCCTGAACAAGAAATGTTTTTAGATCAAGGTGAGTATGATGCTATGCATAAAGTATTAGAAGATAGCGGCCAACAAATGGTTACAACTGAAGTTGTTTTCGTTAAACCACAAGTTAGACACTATAGTATGGATATTAATATTAGATACTTTGAGGGTTACACTAAAGAAGAAATATACAATAGTGTTAGATCTAAAGTTTCAGAATATTTATTAAATATTACTCGAAGAGATAAATTACCTAAATCTGATATTATTTATATCTTAGAAGAAATAGAAGGTATAGATGCTGTTAATGTTAGATTTATTTCAGAAACTGAAGAAACTGCTAGAAGACAAGGTTATTACGAATCTGTTAATATCAGTGTAGTACCTCAAGAACCTGTCACATTAGAAACTATAGGAAATGGTAAACAAAAATATGTTTTCTTTAAGAAAATAGAAGATGTTAAACTAGTAACAGTAGATTCATCTACTCAAATACCTGATCACGTGAGAGGTTTAGATCAGTGGGGAGATATTATCATGGAGAAAGAAGAAGTTGCTGTATTTAGAGGTGGATGGTTAGACAGAGATGGTGATTTAATAGAAGATGATGTGTTAATGAATGCAGAAGCGGCCGTTAGTATTAACTTTGAAGCAGACCCTGTGCCTAAAACAATTTACACTAGGGTTCAAGCTGGAAATAGAAGAGCACTTAAGTAATGGGATTATTCGACAACTTATTAGGATATAGAAGACGTAAGAGATATGATTTTGTAAAATCTAGAAAGGATTCTAGGTTAAACTCGGGTTATAAGTATGAAGAATTACCACCCGGAGAATTTATAGGTAGATCTCTTTCTGGACATATTCAAAGAAACGAGACTATCCAGCATTTTCTAATATTTATGGATGATACTATTAAATATTTATTGAAGGGTACCAGATACCTTAACAATTATAAAAATTATACCGTCAAAGAAGACGATAACGAAACGAGATAATGTACAACAATTTAAGATTTTTTAGAGGATTAGAATACGATCTCAATTTTGAAAAAGATGATTTTGACGTATACGCTGGAACTATTCATTTACCAGAAGTTTCTGCGGGTCTATACGAAACAGTTAACCTTTTTATATTAGAAGAATGTGTATATAGAGGTGACAGTGTAGTTAATTTTCCTATATCTGATTCTGTAAACAAAGATAGTCTTATTTTTGAATGGGAAGAGGTTGATAAATTTAATAGTAAATCTATTATATTATATGACATAGATCATTCTGGTAATTTACCAGTCATTAGTGAATTAAAATCACAATCGATAGAGTTAATTGATTATAGTTCGGTAGATTCAATCATTGATGATGTTAAACATCTTAATACAATCAATAATTCTGCTATTCAAATAAATATAGCGTTGAATTCTACACAAGCCGGTCAACACGCTAGAATATTAAATATTTATAGTATCGCGGATGGTAGTAAAACACTAATAGCTCAAATAGAAATATATGGTGAAGTAGTTACTGAGGACGAAAGACTTAAAGTGTTATTACAAAACTTCGGTGCAGCATTAGATGAAGCTGACTTTATGTTATTTAAAGATCACGATATTAGTGAAATGTCACCTGACTATAAATTACTAAATAGAAAAAGAAAAGAACTTTTATTAGAGTTACATAATATTAAACCATTTGTCGGTACATATAAAGCTATATTAAATGCAATCGATTTCTTTGGATATGATAAATTAACCCTAAAAGAGTATTGGTTAAACGTAGATAGTGGAGTAAAAAACTTTGGTAAACTATTTGCAATACCCGTTGCTAATTCTTCTACAAGAGGTGAAATGACTAGAAAGAAACTTAAATTTAAGTTGCCTTCTAGCACGATGAAAAAAACAAGTAAGTTTAGTTTAGTGTATAGATTAAATGAACCTAACGGGACATATGATCAATGGGATATACCTAACGTAACTGAAACATTTGATTATACACCTGAAGAGGTTTTAATTAAATTATATGGACTTAAGGCTAAATTACAAAAGGAATATTTACCTTTACAATCTAAAATAATAGATATCACAGCTGAAGGTGATTATTTTACACAAAGAAACATAAACGTTTGGAATATTCAAAACGATATTAATTTCTTTAGCGAAGGTCACACTATTAAATTTAATATATTTCCAAACGATAGACAACTTTTTGTTGAGGATTTATCAATGGTTTTAAAACCGTCTTTAGATCAAAATAGTCTTATTAATAACTATAATAAATTTCTTAATTTAAAAGTAGGAGAAGAAAACACTCTTACATATGACGAAAGAGTGGAATTAAAGGATGCCTTTAGATTATTTTATGAAACATATCATGATAGAGAATTACACTCTTATAATCCTAATATTCCTATAGGATGTCCAGTGTTATTAGATGGAACCGAATCGTTTGACGACATATGGGATGAAGCTGAATTTACATGGGAAGATGCACACAATCCAAATGAAACGTTATTAGTTACATGGGATAATTGGTGGAAAGCGTGGGTATATGAAATAGAATGGTTAATTACTGGTAAAGGCACAGGTTGGAGTAAAACATATAGAGGTCCTATTGATGATTATTTAGTTTTCCCATTAATATTACCACATAATGATTTATATGATGTCGAAATGAGAACATATGATTTATTTGGACACATGTCTTATTATAAACATAAAGACCTTATCGATGTTAAATTAAAACAACTAGAATTATACGGTATTTATAAGTGGTTAGAAAACCAAACATGGGACGGCAAATCGTTACCATGGAATGGTTCAGGTGGTTATTGGGATTCTCCTCAAGATAATGTAACACAAATCGATGATGCTATTGCTACTCTTTATTTAACACTGGATCGTGCGAACTATGTACATCTGGAAGAAGATCAAGGTTTAAGGTTTTCAACGGTTAGAAGATATATTGATACTTACGCTAGAACTGGTTTTACAGAGACTACTGGACCATACCAATGGGACGAATCTACATTCAGATATAAAGATACTGAACATCTTTCATGGGACTTCATGAGAGTTGGACCAGATTTAACGGCTAGTTTTAAAATAAATGACATTCAACAAGGTGATAAATTAGTAATAAAATTCCAAGATCCAATAACAAAAGTAATAAGCTTCGGTGAACACGTTATAATTAATGCTACTCCCACTACTGTCAATGACGTAAATGGTTGGACTGCTATTATGGATGAGCTAAATGCAAGTGAAGACACTGTAATTAGTAAGTTTAATTTTAACGCAGTGTTTGAAGATCTGGATGATAATGATGTTAGCGATGTGTTTAGATTTATATTAGCTGTGGGTTGGGAATATTCAAAAACATATGACTTTGAAGAAGTCTATATTGAGAAAATAAATCCTTCGTCAAATTCTAATATAAGTGGTGAAGTACATGTTAAACATTATAATCCAACATTTGACGATACTAAGATATTTAAAGATTTTGCTGAAGTAGAAAGATCTACTCATGTTACAATTTCTACAGATATTTCTAAGTTCCCGGGTGCTAAAAATTCAAAATGGACTATTACAAATATAACTAACCCAGAAATCACTGATATATACTATAATAATATGTGGTTAACTTACATTTTCAAAGAACCTGGATACTATTCAATTCAATTGGAAGCGGAAGATACACATGGTAATAAAAACCTTATAAAAAGGAACATGTTAAAAGTAAAATAATAAAAACAATAAAATGGCAAACATTACTGAAATTTTAGGAACTGATTCAGTTTCTTCATCTAGACCGATCATTAATAGTAACTTTGAGTTATTAAACGATGAATTGGCATCTGTTATTTCACTACTAAACCCAACTACATTAACGTTAGAAGGTTTATTAAGTGTTACTTCAGAAAATTTAATTATTTCACAAGCAGGTGTAAACTTGTTAAGTGTAAGTAATTTAGGTGCTGTATTTAGTACTGCTACAACATTCGGTTCGTCAGTATCAATTGGCGGATCTTTGATTAAAAGCGGAGTATTAGGTACTAAAGATATACCAACCACACAAGTAACTCCTACTTCTATAGAGGCTATTACTTACTTCGTTGACGTAAACTTTACGTTACCAGAAGCTGTTGATGGTCAAGAAGTTACAATTATCAATGTAGATTCTGATTCAAAATCAATTTTACCAGGAGCAAATGTATCTTTAGGAGCCACATCAATCGCTTTAGATGGATTAAACTCAACAGTAACACTAAGATGTTTTGATGACGTATGGTACGTTATTTCATCACACGCAACAACAATCGTATAAAACAAAACTTAAAGAATAGATGGCAACTCCTCTAGTTAGAATACCGCAGCCAATGGGCGGCACAATGTATGCTTTCGCATCTTCTGCGAGAGATATGACTAGGGCTTTTAACAGTTCAGATTTAAATTTTGAGTTTAGTAAATATGCTTTATTAGATCTTCCAGATTTTACTGATTCAGTTAATGGTTCTAACACAATTGATTTCGAATTAAACCTTAAGCAAGCTTCGGGACAAAAATATGTTCCTGGTATGCCAAATGTTGACTTCGCTCAAACATTTCAGAACTATGCACTGAACTTAGAAGAACTTCTGTTGCAAGATGACGATTATGATCCTATCATTTTACAATCTGATGCTGAAAAAATATTCTTCAAATGGTTATCTGCTTTAGGCTCAATTGATTTTGTTGCAGCGGATTCAAATCAAACACTATTTGGTAATTACACTGAAAAAGTTAATGGAGCATTTGCGAGTGATAATTACGATAGAGTTGTAAAGTATTTAGGTACTATTGACGTAGAGAATGACGTTGCGTATCAAGGTAACACATATCACGAGGTTTACATTAATGTACCAACTTCTGTTGGTTATACACCAACTGTATTGTTCAAACCAGGTAATTATAATACTACAGCAACTAAATTATACGCTTCGGATTATATAGAAGGCAGAGCTGGTCAAACACACCCAGATCCTAATATTAATATTAACACGGTGGTGGATGATTACACTTCTAATAGTGGAGCATATTACAATATTCAAACTAATGCTACGAATAGTGTTGGTTTGGAATTTAATGCCAATGCTTATGAAGAAATAAATAATAATCCTGACGTTAAGTCTTTATTAGATTTTGCTAAAAAAGGTCAAAAGTTTACTTTTAATGCTATTTTAGTTTACTATGACATTTATAGCCAATCAGTACCTGCAAATAGAGCGACTAATTTGTATGGTATTTTAATATTAGACGATATACAAGATTCTTATGGACCTGGTTCTAAAATTAACGAGCAAATTAAATATAAACCGAATGAAGTTACAGGTCTTAATGGTAATGCTTTTTCATTAAAATTAAATCTTAAATTTAATTCTTCATTAGACAATGTAGGTGTTGAAACAAGTGTTAATGATTTCACGACGTTCTCTATGGATTTATTCATGGATACAACAACAGCACTAGAAAATGCAACTGAACTTCTTATTCAAGCCAATAACAGATACGCCAACATAGATGCTAGATTAGATAGTATAGAAAATTTGGTTACAGCGAGCGAAGATACAGCATCTCTTAGTAATAGAGTTGCTGAATTAGAAGAAGATTTCCAAAATGCTTCAATTCAATTGGCAGATTCTAATTCTTTATTAGACTTAATTTCAAAGGCTCATAATAGGATTAATAAATTAATAGACGGTTCTATTCCAGTTGAATTACAATATAATACAGATGTTATATTTGCAGGTAAGGGTACAGAAATCGATAAATCTATTCCTAATAAAATTAAAATTAACAGTACAATAGACGGTTATACACTGAGTAGCATATATCTTTGGAATATTGCCGGAAATGCCATAGCTGGTCAAATTTCAACAACAAATAAGTTTGACATAGGTTTAGCTGGAGCCGGTGCTTCAAAGTTTGCAATTTGGTCTAGATTAGAATCTTTTTCTAATAGATTAAGTCTTAACGGTCTTATTGAAAATGATCCCGAAAGTGATCTTAATATATACATAGATGACGGTGTTATATCTTGGAAAAAAGGACAAACATTTAAAATAGTATTTGACACAATAAACATGTTAGGTAATAATATTAAAATTTGGACTAGCACTACTACTAACTATGACGTGTTAGTGGCTGATATAAATCCTAGTCAATTAATAACAAATAAACCATATATTGAATTAGTATGTATTGATCCTGCTAATTATCAATTTGAAGCTGATATTTTAAGATAATATGAACACTAATAACTCTATTTCTAATTCGCTCAAGAAACTACTTGAAATTAACTCTAATTCCTTAAAGACATTTGAGAGAATTAATGAGGCGATCACAACTGATCAAAAGGACGTACCTCTTGAGATACTAACAGATGAAGGCTCTAAAACAGTATATGTGCCCTCATTCGGTTATATGAAAAGAGAATTAGAGAGATTAGATACTAATTTAAAATCTCTCTCTGGCTTAGGCAAAGGTAATACTAGAATTAAATTACCGGATGGTACATACCAAAATATCATAACTTCTACGTTAAAGACTCCAGCGAATGATATTACTTCATTTAATAGACCTATAAACTTTTCAACAAAGCCAAATTACTTTTTTGAAGATTTTTTAAATCCTATATTGACAACGAGTATAAATGTTAGTGGTCAAATACCAAATAATACTGAGAGAATTTTAGTTAAAAGGATTGTATTTAATTCTTCTAATGCAACAACTGTTGAATACTTCAATACTAATTTTAAAAACCAGGACGGTTTAGATTATGAAACTGTAATTAGAGATATTGCAAATAATAATTTATCATATATTTTAGACGAAGACACGAGAGACTTGCCATATAGAAGCACTCAATTTACGGGTAAATTTGATGTTTTAAAAATCAATAATTCTAAGAGAGAAGTAAAGGTTGATGGCGTTGTTAAAAATAGAGCTATTAAATTATACACATTAGATAAATTAACTTATACTGATTCTACTAAAGATCTTATGGAAACTGAGATGCTTAGAATAGGAGATGAGTTGATGGTTCAGAGTGGATCTAAAAATACTAGATATAGAATAACTAGAGTTGATGGTTCTACTAATCAAGTTGAATTATTAGTGGTAGAAGGATATGAATCTATTAAAGTGGGTTCTAATCAATTGGGCATATATAAAAATGATAAATCTAATTTAAATATTAATATTAATGTAGGTTTTAACGAAAGACTATTGGTGTTTGTTAAAGCTATTGATCCTGATTCAAAAATATTGGCTGAAAATTGGTCACCTGGAATTGGTTTATACACTAATGAATTAACACTTATTCAAGAAGACGGTTCTCAGATAAGATTAGATGATTATTATAAAGCAGAGGTTGCAGACTTTGGTAAATACATTTCTGCACTTAAAGAGGATTCTATTCCTCCGGCAACACAAGGTATCACACCCGATGCTCCATTGTTAGACGTTAACAACTTTAAGGTTGTGCAAATCAATGCTCACCTGACAGCTAATGATACTGCTGATAAGATTAAAAAATTATCTGCTGATAAAGTTAATGTAGAAGAGAATATAAAAAAATTAGACGAGACTATTGTTAAAAAGAGGTCAGAAATGTCTACTAAGAAATATGATTCTACTATTCAAAAAGATAAAGATAGAAACGAATTAAATTCTTTAATTACTCAAAGAACAAGTGAGACTAGTTTATATAATAGTATTGTAAATCAAATACAATCTCTGGCATCTGGTTCAAATGTAACTAAGATTGCACCTAAATATAGAGTTAGAGGATTTTGGGAAATACCATCATCAAAGAAAACTGCAGATACACTAGATCAAAATATTGTTCAGTTCGTATTACAATATAGATATCTTTCAACTAGCGGTAAAGCTAGTGAAGTAACACAATTACCTTTCACTGAAGGTACTAGGCAGAAAACTGCAGTATTTTCTAATTGGAATGAAATTAAAACTAAACCAAGAGATCGCTATAGAAATGCTGAAACCGGTAAATTTGAATGGCAAGATAGTTTAGTAGAAGATGCACAAGAAGTTAATTTTAATCAATTAGATTTACCTATTAATGAAGGTGAACTAATAGAAGTTAGAGTTAAGTCTGTCTCTGAAGCAGGTTATCCAACCAGTCCAATATACTCTGATTGGTCAGAAGCTATTACCATAGATTTCCCTATTACTGAAATAGACACTTCTAATGTAGAGACTTTATTAATGTCAAATTCAGCTGAAACAGCAGCGGTTAAAATATCTGAAGAATTAATTTCTAAAGGCGTATTTTCACATATTGATGATTCATTTAGCGCTAATGAAAAATATTACGCGCACAGTGCAACAAGTATCGCGTCAGGATTTTTATCTAATGAACAAAAACCTATTTCAGTATATGATAAGATTGCTCAATTAGAGGCTCAGATAGCTGAACTAAAAGGTACTGTAGAAGTTGAATTAGGTGAACTAGTCGTCAAAGTAATGGATGAAGATGGAACAGTAACAGTGATTAACAATGGTACTAAGAATCAAATCTTCGCAGGATATTATACAGATGAGGTTGCAAGTTTAACGGTTAAAAAGGGTCATATTGTCACCAAGACATTTAAGCTTTTATTAGAAAATACTAAAGCAACTAAATTAGAATTAGTGGCTAGATTGGTCGGTGACAGAAACTTACCAGCATATAAATCCAGTGCAGCTGGAAATGCTATTACAGATAATGGATTTGGTGTAATGGTAAATGATTCTGGGACAGCAAACATAGATACTAAAGTTGCATCTGATAACTACTATACATCTGAAGGTAAATATGATTTGGCTCCAATACAATATCAAAATATAGATAGTAAATCTATTACATCATATGATTTATTAGCTGAAGCACCATATCAATCTGCACAAAGACGTGGACAATTTGTATATTCTAGATTTATGGATATTGCAAATCAAAATCCATTGTATGTTACCGAGTCATTATTAGAACCTGGTGTATCTAAATTAACTAATTATGAGTATGCATTAAGTTATGCTGATATGAATGTAGATAGTAATACTATTTCAATATTGTCGCACACTGGTAATGGTGGATCTGTTGATTTCATATGGACTGGAACATTTGGTAGAAATAACGGTAACAATTTAGATACTGAATTTTCACAATCAATGGTAGATGTGTGCAGTACTGCTACGTTAGGTGCGGCAAATTACAATAATGGATTATTTATACATAAAAGTCATCCAGATTTAGAAAACCTATATGTTGACTTTTTAGATAACGTTGCTAATCAAAACAACGTAACTGATGCTGAACAGAAAAATAACATTAAAACACTTGTTGATAATGCTATTTATACAATGCCTATTACATCAACATATGCAACTGGAACAACATTCGTATACAGTGGCGTTAATTCGTTGATTGGTAATTCTTTTTCTACTTCAGCTGTAAATTCTACTAAAGCAACACAACAGTTAGCTTTCCAAAAAACATCTGAATTAATACCGTTAGGTGGGGACAGAACATTTAAAATGTCCTTTGATGCAAACGATCAATATCTATTAGGTGGAAGATCATGTGGAGCATTTTTGTTTTTATCACCAATTAACTTAAATACATTAAGAGTTGCTGGAGATACTAAACAGAGTAATAAGATTATAGAAAAACGTGTTGGCGATTTAGATAATTCTAACGCTATTTCGGTAGATATTATATTCCAATATAGAATGACAGATTATTTTGGTAATGATCCAGATTCAGATATAGGTAGAATAGGTGGACAAGCTAAATTAAGATTTCCTAATCTAACATATACCAAAAAAATAGGATTGGATATATTTGATAAACACGATCAACAGTTTTCATTTGATTTAGAAGTATTTGCTAAATATAGTCCTAAAGGTAAAAATTTAAATTCTATTAGAGCTGCTAAGTTGACCAGATACGGTGACTAATAAATCTGGATATATAATACAGACATGAGAACTGTGTGTATAAAAAGATTTAAATAAATGGCAGCAACACCTACGGCAATATCGATCAAAATTAACGGTTATACTGATTCACAACTTTCGTGTGATAATAGATCAACCGATAGTCCACGTCAATTATACTATGATTCCGATGTAACACCGGAAATAGAAATAGGTACTATAATGTACATTACGTATGATAGTGTATTATTTCCAGGTGATGATTTATGGTATGCATTTGATGCTGGCATATCTTCTATACAGATAAATAACGCGGGTGAAGTAATTGACATATACGAATGTGTGGTACCAACTGCGACACCTACACCGACAGCGACACCAGAGCCTACAGCTACTGCGGCGCCAGAGCCTACACCAACTAAAGTACCTCCAACGGCAACTCCAGAACCTACAGCAGTTGAGCCTACAGCGACTCCAGAACCAACATCAGTTGAGCCTACACCGACAGCAACAGAAATTGAGCCTACACCAACTGAAACTGAAATTGAGCCTACACCAACTGAAACTGAAATTGAGCCTACACCAACTGAAACTGAAATTGAGCCTACGCCAACTGCAACTGAGGTTGAGCCAACGCCAACCCCCACACCAGAGCCTACGGCTACTGAAATACCCCCAACTGCAACGCCTACGCCAACTGCAACGCCTACGCCAACTGCGACACCTAACGGTGCGCCGTCTGCGATAGATGCAACATATGATATTAATTGGGGTGCTACTGAAGATATCACGTTATTTGGAACAGATGATCAAACTGATCAAGATAATTTAATTTATGTTATAGTTGATCAACCTACTAGAGGTATAGTTAGTCTTACTGGTAGAATAGCAACATATATACATACTTCGTCCACTATTGGTAGTGATTCTTTTACATATACTGTAGAGGATGATGGCGGACAAATTTCACCAGAGGGTACAATAACAATAAATCCGCTAAACGCAGCGCCGGTAATTCAAAATCCAGGAACAATTCTGGTGACTCAAAACGATTTTATCAATTTTACAATTGAGGTAATTGATACAGATAATGACAGTGTTTCAATAACTACAATATCTGATGTAAATAACGGTGTAATAGAATTTACTGGTGAAAATAACAATATTTTTAGTTATAAGTATACACCAATATTAGGTTATTCGGGCGTAGACAATTGGATTATAAAGGCAACTGATTCTAAAGGTGCAGAGTCTGCTCAATTAACAGTCTCTATCGATGTAGAAAGTGCTCCATGGATTTCTGTAAATTCAGGTTCATTTGGAAGTGATATAAATTCTATTTGTTTTGCACCTAAAAATAACATATCATACATATCTACAGAGGATGCAAATAATGTGTCACAAGTAGAAGTAGGTATGTCAATATATAGTGACGTTAATTTAACTAATACTATAGTGCCATCGAGCAGTATTAATAATTTATTCCCAGTTTCTGATAATTCAGCATCTGTTATATTGACAATAGATTCTAGCGGTAAAATTACTAAAATTAATGATTGTGGACCAGTTTCTACATCTAAATCAATAGTTGTAAAATATTCTGTAAATTCTATTGCTTACTGTAACAATGATTTTCAATACTTAACATTATGGTACAGTGGTGACATTGAAACATCGCCTCTATCATCATTAATAAGCGATGGAATAGAATTATTTAGCAGTGAATATGCTTCGAATTTATATCAAAGTACTAGCGGGTCTACTGTAACAGGATTAATAGATAGCGGTATTTACAGCAGCGTTGATAGTGAAATATATTACAAAAGATCTACACTTAATACTTGGGGTGAAAATCTTCAAGGTGGATTAGAATGGGAATGTGGAGAAGCTGAAGAAACGTCAGTATTTAGTATGGTCGTTGATAGACCTCATTTAGATGGAACTGATATAAATAAATTTTGTAATTCAGATGTATACGAAACTACTCTGTGGTATACTAGACCACTGGGTTCTACTCCATTTGATAGCTTATTAGATCTAGCAAAAACTAACACGCCTGTTTATAAAACAGCATTAGGTGCAAGTACGTTTGATCCTATCGATTTACATGAATCTAACATATTTAGTGTAGACTCAAATTATTTAGTTTGGGAAAACCAAGGAGATGGTGTTAATTTATCATGGTATGGTTATGATCTTACTAATTTTGTAAGCGGTTCAAATATAACAGAGTACGGTACATGTGATGCATACCAAATACCCACAATCACAGAGAACGAAATACAAAGAGAGGTTCCTAATGTAAATGATACAAATGTATTTTATGGGTTTATGTCTCTTAATCCTGAGATAGAATTAGGTAGTCAATATAATAATTTTGCTAAAACACTTTATTGGCCAATATATGTGGTAGATGGATTACATACGGTCAATTCAGGAGATACTGGTAGTTATATTAAAACCTTTATAGATGAATTATCGTATGGTAATGTAATCCAACCAGAACTAACGGGTGAATGTTTAACATACGCTTATAAAATTACTGCAGAAGATTTAGACGATGCCGTTTATATTTTAAATGAATTTTTAATAAATAGTCAACAAAGGCCTACTATAACTAATGGTATTAGTTTAGGACTAAGTAGTGAGTCTTCAGTTCTTGTATTTGAAAGTGATAAAACTAGTCAATGTATAATTGGTGATAATGATCAATCTATTAATACATACACATTCCCAATCGTCGATGGTTATGAAACTATTAATGCGGGTCCTAATTTTAATACACAAACTAATTACAATTTAGACAATGTTGCTAAACCATTATTAAGAACTAATCCAAAACTATCCGGAAATATTAAAATAGTCACTACTTCTAGCGATGAAGTTTATTTAGAAAGTATAAGTGCATCTAAGGAATTGTCTAATATTAAATATAAAAAAAATAGTATTAATCCTGATGGCAATTATAGTGCTGATGTTTCTAGATTTTTTAAAGGTAATAAAACACCTTCTGATTTGATATACGGAACATATAGGTCTCAATCTGATTTGTCAGTATTAGATTCATATGAGAAACAAATAGAAGAAGCATATCAATATGGAACATCATATAATTATTCTAAGAATTACGAAGAAGACTATAGAATATTTGCACCAATTTGGGCAGATCAAAACATGCCCAATAATTTTGTAATATTTAAGGTTAAAAATCCTTCTAATCAAACACAGGTTTATGATAATAATACTGATAGAATATCTGATATTCTTAAAAATGCTGAGATTGTTAAATCATTTGATTTGACCAAAAAATCAGCGCTTGGTAAATATATTAGAAATCACGTTCAACAGGAAACTTTCCCTAAATCTCCAATAACCGTTTCTTTCGGTAAAAATGAAACTACTAAATTCAATGGTATCGACTTAAAGTCGGGAGAAATTACAAGCAAGGGGGAATACATCTATAAAGATTTCGTACAAGCTGATAAGCCTATTATCGAGGCTAATGACTTTATTACAGATGGGTTCAGAAGAAATGATGTATTATGTGCTAATTTACTAAATTTAGAATTTTTATTTGACGATGATAATGCAAGTGAATATAGTGTAAATCGTTATTTCGGATTATATGTTGATGATATAAATTCAGGTACAGGTGAGATTAACTCTATTAATAATAATATAATTAAATTTAGTGAGGTTTCTTCAATAGTAGATCCAGAAAAACCATTTACAGCAATACCTTCTCAAAAACAAATGACAACATCGCCAACACTTGGTTATGTAAAAATAAATGACGTTTATTATAAAATTTCTAACTCTGGTGTTTATGATACTGAAAAGCTTGAAATTAAAGTAGACAATACAACTGGAGAAATAGAAAAAAGTATTGGTATCTCACATACTGGTAGATCAATTTCTTTAACTAATACAAATGAAAGAGGATTTGATTTTGTTAAGATGTCTATTATTTCAAATCCAGAAAGTGCTGATAAAATAGCAGTACTAAATTCTAGAGAAGAATCATATAAGTTTACCTTTATTAAACATGTTCCAGGTGAAACTGTTAATATAAACATAGGTGACTCTACTGGAAATTATGTGTTTACATTTAATAATGGTAATAATTTTAGTGAAACTAAAGAAAATATAGAAAATTCCTGGGAATTAATGTCGTCTATTAAATTTTATCTAAATTTAGAAATAGATGAAAATGATGAATCTTTTGTTATTACAGAAAAACAAACCAATTTAGGAGATCTAAACATGTATGTCTCTGGTACACTGGGTACTATAATTAGAGTCGATCAATTACAGACTAACGTTAATATTCAAAAAGGTACATATATTGCTAATTATACTTTACCAAAAGGTACATATAAAGGTCAACAGTACTCTTCACAGGGTAGTTTAGGTGAAGTTGCATCTGCATTGGCCGGAGCTATTGATCAAAATAGCGAAACATTAGATGCATATAACATAGGATCAGATATCTGGGTCAAGAGTAAGGTACCAGGTTATAAACTACTGCAACATGCAGTTTTAGTTAATCTTCAAAATGTTATCGATTTTGTTAAAGTGGAAAATCAAGATATTGATAACTTATTAAAACTTAGATCTGGAGAAAATACAATTCTCTCTCAATGGAGAGCACACTATTTGACGGGTGGTAATTCTACTGGAAAATCTATTTTGGTAGATAATAACACATTGAGTGAAATTAGTGTAGGAGATTATTTAGAAACTAATTATAAAAACACATTCAATAAAGTCATAGATATTGTTGAAGATATTACTACACCTAATTCAGATAAATCTAAAATTATATTAGATAAAAAGTCTTCTTTGAAAAATGGAGAAGCTAGGGTATTCAATCAAAATATAGTACAAATAGGTTTATTTTCTGCGTATAACATATATGATATGAATTTTGATTTTTATGATAAATCAAATTCTGACTTAAAGGAATTGGTACATGAAACTTTAGAAAATATAGATTATGAACCATATACGAATGCTATAAACAATATAGACAGTATAACTGGTGAATTTAACACTAAATTGGCAGCAACTGATATATTTGATGATAACTTTTCACTTAACCCTGAAGATTATTTCTCTAATCTATCAAGTATTTTAAAAGAAGAGTCTAATGATGATGATATTGCTGATAAAATAGAAAGTGAATACGACAGATTAAAAGAGAATCAATTAAAAGAGTTTGCTATTAATTCTAGAGTAGTTCCTAATATAAACAAGTGGGTTTTAAAAGATTCTTTAACTGTTAGAGATCAACCATATTATTTGAATGCTAATGAGGCTTTTGGTAGAACTAATTTTTCTCCAGATATAACTTCAACTTCTAGAAATAAAAATGATATGACCCATGAGTGGTTCTATATGGATAAAATTCCAAAATATTTAAGATATGATCAATTAAATAGTACGTTCTCATATATTAATTATATCGAGGATTTTGAATTAACTCCAGATTTATTTAAAAGTGTTAAAAATGATTATTTTGATAAGTTTATGATTACCGAAGGTTTTGAAAAGAATCTAACAGTAGATGATCTAAGTTTAATGAGAAATGATATTGGCAATTATAGTTTTATACAAAATATAGAGGATGACTTTAACAACACATTCTTTAAAACAGAATTAAAGAAAAAATATACACTAATAGATGGTGGAGATACAAGTTCATTTGCTAGTACAATATTTAAAGGTCTTAAGGTTGTTTTAAAAAATAGAAAGGAATTTATTAATAAAACAGCATTAGATTTTGTAAAAAGTAGCGAATTTAATGGATACAAATTTAGTATTTTATTAAAGACTAAAACGGATGTTAATGCAAATGACATAGATTTTGAGGTTATTCAAAATAAAAAATTCAAATTTGTAATATTCTTTATCACTGTGGATATTAGTGATTATTGGATCAAGGGTAACATGAATAGAAAACTCTTGTATGAATTAAATCATAAGATATTGTACAATCACAGTGAAGGAGATTATGAATATGCTAATACAACATTCGATGGTGCACTTAATTGGAATCAAACTGATTTTACAGGTAATACACCATATTCAATAGAAGGTATAGATCACTTTGACGGAAGTCAACCTAATTTTGATAATCAAATATTATTAGGTGAGAATGGATTATACGGAGACGTATTAATGGATATTTATCCAAATACACCTGGAAATAGCATATATAAATTTTCGATTTCTTCTGTAGAAAATTCTAATCTTATTAAAATTCAGTCTTTGCCTGTTAATGTATCTGATCCTACCGATGTACTAGATGTTACATACATGCCTAACTATATACAAAGACAAATTAAATATTATTATGTCAATGGTGGTACTGGTATACATAAATCATTATTAGAAAAACTATCTATTAACAGTGTAGCAGACATGATAAACTTAAATGACGATAGTGTGTCATATACTACTGTTGAAGAAGATGGTACCGAAAATAAAAATAGATTTACTATTAATTTCGAAGATGGTACTGAGATAGTTAAATATGCATCCATTAGTATAGAAGAGGACAATGATAAGCCTAAGAGTTATAAATTATTTAAAGGTATCATTGGATATAATTTAGTTAATTCTGAAGAACCTGAATATTATCCATTTTTGATTAGACACAACGGAGATTATACTGTTGATTTTAAACCCGTTATTACATTCACAGACATGTATACTCATTTTAAATCAAATAGATTACAATCTACAACTGATGTCAATGAGTCTAAATTAGAGTCAATTTTATATAGACATTCTTTAAATAGTGTTAAAGAACTAGAGACTGCGAAATCATATTATGAAAGATATAATAGATGCGGAACCACGTTTAATGTAGGTTTTATTAAAGATGGTAATATCCATGATAATAATTGGGGTATTATTAAAAATCACTTCTATCACAAAGTGAATGAAATTAATCCAGAGGGTGTTACTAAATTATCTGAGTCTAGTGATAAACTACCGTTATATCCATTAATTGATGAAATTGCAATTTCTAAAAAAGATGTAAATGTTTTTAAATCTTCATGGGATAAAGATTATTATACTAGATCTTTTTCTTCAGGAGAATCTCAAGATATTCCTGGAACTATAAACAACGCAGAAGAGAAATCATATCTTTCTTCTACCGCGATGAAAATAAATGATTCATATGATGTTATTTCATTTACATCTCAGCATGTAAATAGTCAAGAGGATTTAGATCTTATTTTAAAGAATGCTACAAATCAAAGTGAAGTAATAATATTTGAAGATGAAGATCAACTCGTAGCAGATTTTTATATAAGTGATTCTGTTGTTAGATTATTAAAAAACGATGGAGTTTTAAATAGAATTAAAAGTTATGTAAAAGCTATTGATTCTGCTGGCGATAAAACAACATTAGAAGATGATGCAGAGTTTTACATAAATAGAAATATTATTAAGAAATTTGTAGTTGATTCTATATCTTTGTATACTCGCAGATTTAAAGGTTCTAAATCGAGTATAACTGACATTACAAATGTTAATAATCCAGGTGAAAATGGATTTTCCCCCGACAATAACTTTACGTTTAAACCGCACAAACAAAAGCCTATGAATTTTAGGTTGATATATAATAAAAGATTAGGATATTCTTACGACATCAAACCTATGATAAAAATAAAGTCATAAAATGGCAATTAACATTCAAGAGATATTACATCCAAGCGATTCAGACTCTATAAAGTTTGAAAAGATTAACTATAATTTTGATCAAATTTTAGCAAATGGAGGAGGACCTGCTGGTCCCAAAGGTCAAAAAGGTGATCAAGGACAGGTTGGTTCAACAGGACAAAAAGGTGAAAAAGGAGATATCGGTAATACTGGTCAAAAGGGTGAATCTGGTGCTACTGATAGCCCATGGTATAAAGTCGAAGTAGATTCTAATAATGATGGTAGAAACGAAATTACCATTCTAAAACCCAAAATAGGCACTGATTTAAATATGCCTATTATTTGGTTAGGTGATCCTAGTTTTGAAGAGGGTTTAACTGATGGTGATATTGATACTAATTCTAGATTGACAATTGCAAAAGATATAACATTTGAAAATTATATTAAATTACAACACAACGTAAACAAAACAATAGTATTAACTAGTACTGAATCAGGTGCGTATTCTAAATTTAATTTTCAAAATTCATTCGGTAGCACTAATATAGAATTTGGTGCCACAACAGATAAAATTACATTCTTAGCCAATACTTCTTTTTTTAGTGCCACAGGTGCGGGTGTAAATCTAAAATCTATAGGAGACACTAATATAAAACTAGAAACTTCTGGTAATGGTATATTAGATGTTGATATAAACGCAGAGTTTAAAGGATATTTAAGATTGCCTGCGGGTTCTACTGGAGAAAGACCAGTAACACCGCAATATGGTATGATTAGATATAATACTGATTTAAATATTGTAGAAGCTTATTATAACGATAACACTTGGAAAGAATTATGTACTGATTGTGGTTCTCCGGTAGGTGATAGTATAGGTATTTCCGGAGGAGATATTAATGCTAACGCAGATGGATCACCCGCTACGGATACTATTTCTATATCTGGAGGAGATATTGATGCTAACACTGATGGATCTCCTACCGGTAATGCATCTATTTTTATAGATCCATTATATACTACAGGTGACAGTGATACTGTAGCAGATTTATATTACGTATACAATAAAGTTGAGACTTTATATTTAAATTATGTAATTACTCCAGCAAATACAGTATTAGACTATTCAGACATTTCTGTTAATGAACCCGGTTTAAATATCACTGTAGATTCTGCTAATAGTAGAGTTATTATAGAAACTGTGCTTAGAGCAATAGGTACACCATGGGTTGTTAGAATAAGTCATCCTCAAGATGTTAATAAGTATGTTATTTGGAATATACACCCGATTGCAGAAAATAATCCAACTGCAACACCAGTGTCTACAGCATCTGCAACGCCAGTTCCAACACCAGTGTCTACAGCATCTGCAACGCCAGTTCCAACGCCAATAGCGACAGCGTCTACAACGCC